GACAATTTTAATACTAAGTTTTGAATCTTACCGTTTCTCATTGTTCATTATCATCTCTATTTTTAATAATTAATCCTCTTACCATATTATTATATATTTTTATAGTTTATAAATGTTTCTATTATCGGGCTTGTCAAGTTAACGGGAGATAGAATTGCTGTCAAGTAAAGGGAGTTATTTCTTTTTATTTTTTAATTCTTTATATTGTTCTTCAGAAATTCTTATTATCATAAATTTATTTCCTTTGTCTTCGTTGGAAAGAATTATATGGCTTCCAGTTCCAAATTTTTTTGCTTCTCCAAGGTAAAATTTATTTTTAAATTTTTTAATTAACTCGTCTGTTTCTATTATATTTTTAAGAATTTTGTTTAATTTAACTTCATCCTCTTTTTTCATATATATTCTTGTATATATTAGTATTTAAATTTAGCGAGAGATATATTTATTCTCCTCGTAAAACCGAAAAGTATATATATGTTGATATATCTGTATAATTTATAAAGTTCAAAGAAGTAGATTAAGTATAGTTAAAATGAAGAAATTTAATTTATTTTTAATCGGACTAAAATCACAAGGTTTAAATATTAAATCTTGAGAATAAGATTATAATGTTCATCAAATCACTAGTGATGAAAAAATCTCCGTGCCAAGAATCTAACTTGGTTCTTTCGGTGGACAGCCAACTGCTCTAACATTGAGCTACACGGAGACTTAATACAAGTGTCCCAATCAGAGGTTAGAGTTTGGAATTCGTCTCTGATTGGGGTGTCATTCTTTGAACAAATAATTAAGATTGAGTCTGGGGTTCAACCTCTAATGTTAAAGTTAATGAGTATTATGTTATATTGTAAGTTATACTGGTTTATATATTTTTTGTTTCTTGTCAGTCTAAAAATAATTAGATTGTTTGATAAAAAAGAGTAGATTTTATCATATTTAAACTTTTATATATTCTTTTTTTATTAGAAAGAAGTTACATTAAAGGTATTTCTATTACATAATAGTTATCATTTCCAATAATCTCTTTTTTTGGAGTTAATTTTACAACCCCTTCTTGAGCAAATTTTTTATAACTTAAGTTAAATTGGTTGAAAACACCTCTTATTGAAAAACTCTTTCTTATAATCTTTCCATCATCTTTCTTTAATTTCCCAATTTTAAATGTTCCATCTTCATTTTTAAAATATTTCAATAAAATTATAATTTTATCTTCTTCTTTTTTTGCTTTCATAATTAGAGAGTTTGCTTCTTCAAAATCTTTATTTGCTTCAATATAATTGTTATTCACATTTATGTATCCTTGTCTGCCAAGTGCAAATGTGGGACTTGTCTTTCCCCCTCTTGTTTGACCGATTTCTTCAAATTCTTTTATGTCTATTGCCATAGTTATTTTAGTAATTGTTCGTATTTAAATGTTTCTGATTCATATTTCAATACTATATTCTGTCATTCTTTTCTCTTAACAATCAATTTATCCTCTTTAACTTCTGCTTCTAACTCTTGCCCTGATTTCCATTTTAAATCTTTTAGAATTTTATTTGATACTACAACCCAAGATTTAAGATATTCTGTATCTCCTACTTTTCTTGAAACTTGACTTTGTAACTTCATAGATTAATTAGATACCTATTATTTATAAATGTTTGGTATCTAAATTTAGATACCGAAAACTATATAAAGGTTAGATACCTAAATATAATATGGAAGAAACAACACAAAAAAGCTTTTCTCAAATAAGAGAAGATAAAGCAAAGCAAATATTAGAGAAGTCAGAACCTCAAAGAATAGACGAGAATACTTATTTAGTTCCCTCTCAATTTGACAGCAATAAAAAATATGAAGTTACACATTTAGATAGTTATTCTTGTAATTGCCCCGACTTCAAAAAAAGATGTAGAGGAAAAGGTTTGTATTGTAAGCACATTAAAGCAATTCTAATTTTTAACAAATTAAAGAATAAATATCAAGTAGAAGATAGTGGATTAAGTAAAGATATAGAATTTATTATTCAAGAGCCAAAAAAAGATGTATGCCCTAATTGTCAATCTGAAAATTTAGTTAAAAGTGGAAAGAGAAAAACCCAATTTGAAGTTAAACAAAGATATGAATGTAAGGATTGTAAAAAGAGATTTGTTTTAAGTCCAATCCCTAAAATAAAAGGAAATGAAAAATTAGTTTGTTTGGCGATGGATTGTTATTACAAGGGATTAAGTTACAGAGATATTTCAGACCAATTCAAACAATTTTATAATTTAAGTTTATCTCACGAAACAATAAGAAACTGGGTTTTAAGATTTAGTAAGGTTATGGAAAAACACTCAAAGACAATTCAACCAAAAATAAAAGGGGTTTGGAATGCAGATGAAACTTTAATTTTAACTAAAAGAGGCGACAAGAAACAACCAATAAAAAATTATGATTATGTTTGGAATGTTATGGATAACAAAACTAAATTTCTTTTGGCTTCAATTAACTCTGGAAGAAGTAGAAAATCAAAAGACGCTCAAAAGGTTTTCACAGAAGCATGGAAGCAAAACGGAGTTATCCCTTATCAAATTATAGTTGATGGTTACAAAGGTTATCAAGATGGATGTAGAAAGACTTTTAGAAATTGGGGAAACGAAAGAAAGGTTAAGTTTACTTCAATCGTCGGACATAGAAAGGAAGTCAATAATAATGCGATTGAGAGCCACCACACTCAACAAAAAGAATTTCATAAGGTTAGGAGAGGAGTAAAAGAAGTTCAAACATACCAAGACGGATTTAAGGTTTTCCACAATTACATAAGAAAGGGGGTTAAGGATAAAATGACACCTGCCGACAGAGTAGGAGTTGGAGTTAATGGAAACAGATGGAATACTATGTTAATGAATAGCTTAAACAATACTCCAATTATTGCAAAAGAAATTCAAAACTCCCGACCTTTGACACAAGAACTAAATTTGGAGATAACTCCCTAAGACTTGACAAGCCCTCTATTATCAAAATACTTGCACCAAGTCTTACCGTGATTGCCAGTATAACAGTGTTTATTGTCGACCATTTCTTCTGTTAAATAACAATCGTGCTTATTGCAATAAGCAGTTCCTGCTTTGACTAAATTTTCTAATTTAATCTTTCTCTTTTTTACTTTTGATTTCTTTGACATCTTTAATTTTTTGTTCTAAATTGCAACCATGAAATTTATTCCCAGATATTAAAAATGATATTGAACTTATAAAATATTCACAATCAAATTTATTTCTATTACAAATATATATCCCTCCGCAAAGTGTTGGGTTGCATTTAGTGGCATATATCATTTTTTTTTAAGAATTCCTCTAATCCTTTTAGGTTATTTTCTGTTTTATCATCAATTAATAAATCAAAATACATTTTATTAAAAATAATCTCGCTATATCTTACACCATATAATCTTAACCAATGTGTTGTGATTTGACTAAACTTAATGCTTGGCCTTGCTGTCCATATAAGTATTTCATGTCCTTGATCATATAATTCGTTTACCTTGTCTATCATGTCATAATTTGGAATTGCATTTGCATATCTGTCTGTTGCTTCTTCTTTCGATATTGTTAAATAATCATCTTTACAAACATCTTTTTTTGTTAAGACTCCATCCACATCAAAAGCAAATTTCATTTTACAACCTCGTGTAAATAACCTTGTGCATTAAACATAACTCCGCAAAGTGCCTCTTTTAAGCTTACCTCATGACCTTTTTCATCAATAGCCTTATTTCCTCTATGTATTAACCAAACTTGCATAAAATGTCTGAATAAACTTTTCATATATACTTCAGATGATATTCCCTTCTGCCAGTTATCTGATTCCCTAATGCTTCCATCTGATTGAATTCTGTTTTTATTCATATAATTTCCAAACTCTTGAATAACCAATGGGCTTAAAAATCCTTCATAATCTGGCTTGTTTAGGTCTGTATCGCGTGTTGCTCCTGTTTTAAATTTTCTTACTTTAGATTTCATCTGGGTCCCTTACTCTATAAAATGATATATCTCCATCTGGACCATAGATTATTGTTAAATCTTTGTCAAATGCTAAATCTACAAATTGTTCATAATTAAATTTTCTATTACTTCCACCTGTTTCTAAAATTACATTTTTACGAAAAACATCTTTTAATGTAATCATTCGAAAAACGGAACGAAAGTTGTAGTGACTCGTTCCAACCCCTTTTTTCTCATATTAGCATCAATTATCCAATATCCTAAATGTGCAGGAGTTCCTATTTTTTTCATAAATGGTGTTTGTTCACATAATGTTGCTCCATCAATACAATAAACGTTTCTATAAAACATCGACAAAGCCTTGTGGAAATGTCCTTGAATTAGCATGTGCGGTTTTTTTCCTCCACTAATCGATTCTACATATTTTTGCATTTTATAAGAAAGTGCATAAGCTGTTCCTCCGCCTGGATGTCTTAATCTTAATTTTAATCCATTATCTAATATGATGTCTTGTTCGTCAAATCCTATAAAGTCATAATGCTTTGATCGTCTTGATAATTCTTCTCCAATATTTAGACCCATATTGCCTTTATTGTGAAACCATCCTCCGTGTGAATCTTGTGCTTCTATCGAATATACTGGTTTTCTGAATTTTTTAAATTGCTCTGCGAAATATTTAAGCTGTTCGCTTGCTCCAATGTGTGTTAATTCATAAACGTGCCCTTCTCGTCCTGACATTCCTTCGATTGTATCTCCAGCATTAACAAAAAACTCTACACCTTCCCGCTTGGCATCTTTTAACATTTTGTTTAGAATATCTGGTCTATAACATTTGTGGCCCATGTGGGCGTCTGCGAATGCTGCAAATTTAACATGGTTGTCTGGGAAGTCTATTCTTTTTGGTTTGTATTTATTTTTATCTGCACCCTTTAACCCTTTTAATATTAATGCCAATTCTTTGTCAGATAGATTCTTCTTTTCAACCAGATTTAAAATTTTGTTTATCTTTTTTTTAACCATCTTCTTATGTTTTTAAAGTTTTTATTTTATTTATATGTTTCTATTTCTTGTAGCTACTTGATAGTTCATATAATTTATCTTTTAAGTTCTCTAATGTTTGATATTGATCGCCAGCCATTGTTTCTTGCATCCCTTCTATCATGTTTTCCAAATCGCTTAATAGTATTAACTCTAAATGTTGTAAATCTTTTTTAATAAACCTTTTTCTGAATCCTTTTGGCAAATTTATTAATGCGTTTCTCCATAAATCTATTGTTGCTTTGTATATTTTCATTTGTTCCCACCTGTGATATTAAGCGGATACTTAAAGTTTTCTAATGCGATAAGGTGTCCTTGCATTTCTCCAATTAACATAAACAACTTCTCTGCAAACTTTGCAGATTCTTCAGATGGTACTACAAATTTATTAAAATCTTCAAGGATTTCATCTATTCTTTCTGAGTAAATTGTTTTCATTTATTCACTTCCTCCAGAATTTGTGTTTCTTTTTTCATTGTTAATATAATTCCTCGTCTTTCCGAGGTGTCAAAGCCTATATTATGCATACTTAGGCAAATACCCGTGCTTGGATTTTAACCCACAACCTGCGGTTTTCAGTTCGTTGTTGTTTTAAGCTACTCGAACTCACGGGCTTAATAAAAAAAAATATAATAATAAATTGTTTAGTTTAGTTGTTCAATTAATTGTTTTAGTTGCTCTTTTTTATAAGATTTTAGATTAATTATAATACCTTCTGATTTAGCATTTCTTAAATCAGCACCACTTAAATCAGCATTTCTTAAATTAGCATTTCTTAAATCAGCATAACTTAAATTGGCATTTCTTAAATCAGCACCACTTAAATCAGCATTTCTTAAATTAGCATTTCTTAAATCAGCATATCTTAAATTGGCATTTCTTAAATCAGCATATCTTAAAGAATATCCTTTATATTCAAAAATTACTTTTTTTGAATCATATCTTGAATAAATCTTAATAGTTTTTTCTTCTATTTCTTGGCCACATTTATCACATTTCATTTTAATTCTTCAGCCATTACTTCTCCTATATTTAAATAATCTCTAAATGCTCTCCCTTTTGCTCTTGTGTGGGCCATTTCAACTGGGTGGTCTGATGTCATTTTTCCTGTATTTTCAGGAGTTGAACTTCCAATTCCATCGAATATTTGTCCACCTGCTGTTAATCTTATTTTAACCCAAGCTTTAGTCATATCATCTGATATTACTTCATTTAAGATTTCCATTGAAAACTCTCCTTTTTCGTGAGCTTTTTTAAGTAATCCTTCGTATGTCATGTAACTTTTACCTTTAATATCTATTATATTATTTTTAGGTTCACTTGGTATAAATGCTTTTGGAGATTCTCCAGTTTGTTCTAGTTTAATAAAACTTATCTTATCATCTTTGATAGTTATTTCATTAATTCCTAGTTTGATAAAACTTTCTAACACAAAAGGCATTACTTCGTATTCTTTAGATTTTCCATCTTTTTCAACGGTTACTTTTGGATAATTAATTTTTGTTATTTTTGCTATCATTCGAATTTTCTAAGCAATTCAAACGTTTTAAAATTTAAATTATCACTATAATTACTACACTTTGCTTTTTCAAGTGATCCTGCAGCCATTGTTAATCCAAATAAAAATTCAAATTCTTCTCTTGTCTCTAATGTTAAAACAATCGGCACAAAACCTTTCTTTGTTTCTTCTATTTTCATTTGCTTTTCCTCCTTTCACCTATTTCAGACTTTTTTATTTCTTTTAAACATTTAAAACATATTGTGCCTTCTCCATTACACTCATCGTATTCAATCTCATTGCCACATTCTTCGCAATTCATAATTCTTCCTCTAATCTTTTATTTTCTTTTTGCAATCTTCTTATAATTATATTATTGCTTTCAATTAAATCTTCTATAAATTCATTATTCATTTTTTAACTCCAAATTTAAATCTATTATCCCATTCTTTTTTTGTTACTTCTTTATTAAATATCCAAAATTTATTTTCATCTTTTTTTTCTAAATTTAAATTTTTACACATAGATCCATTTACTAAATTTTTACAATAATAACAATAATCACAATCATCACAATAATCACAAAAATTACAAAAATTACAAAAATTATTAAAATTACAAGAATTACAAAAATTACAAGAATTACAAGAATTACAATTCATTTATTAACTTCCTCCGCCAATCTTTTTATATTACTCATTTTCTTTGCCTTTTTTTAGTCCCCTTGGCGAACTTTCTATTTAATTTTGGTTTTGGTGGGTTCATTCCGTGTATTTTATCATGACATTTTCTGCATACAAATATAAATGGCTCAGTATGTCCTCCGTTTAGACTATGCTTGTTTAATAATCTTATATTTTTACAATCTGGACATCTTCCTAATTTCATATTGTTGTCTTCCAGTAGATTGTTTTTCTACCTGTATTTAAATCTGGTCCTTGGAATGCTACGCCTACAAGTTTCTTTTCTCTTAATTCTTTTACTCTTGGTGTTACTGAATTAATTTGCCATCCTAATTTACGTCCTATCATCTGATTATTTGCTGTTTTTAGGCATTTTAAAGCATTATAAACAACTTTCTGCTTATCGCCTAAGTTATACTTAACTTCTTCAAAAACCAACCTGCTTGTCTCTTGTATCATTTGTTTTCCTCAATATATTTTTTAGGGTCTTTTGTTAGTTCGATTAAATCACCAATTGTCTTACCTTGTTTTTCCATTCTTCTTAAAACCTTTCCGCTTAAAATAATGTTTGTTTTTTCCTCTTTTTTTACCATATTATTATATATTTTTATAGTTTATAAATGTTTCTATTATTTATCTAATCCAACTTTTCATCCAATAAGGGGTCGTATCTTTCTTGGCTTTAGTATATCGTCGGTGAATTTTTGGTTCTATATTTTTTATTGGTTTTTCTCTTCCAGTGTGTATATCTCCTCTAGTAACTTCATTTAATACTTTTGCTTTCTTTGTTATATAATCTCTCAATAATTCGTCAAATTCTTGTCTATTTTGTACTTTAACCATTCTACTACCTTTAATCATCTGATCATCTTTATCTGTGATCTCTTCTCTTAATTGTTGGGTTTTTTCAATCGTGTCTTTCATTTCTTGGTTTAAGCGAATTATCTTTTATCAACTCTTTTGCTCTTTTGTTCATTAATTCCAATTTCTTATCTTGTGGTAAAGCTTTCCATATATCCTCTATTTTTTTATAACATCTTGCTGCTGCTTTTGATCTTATTATTCTTATATGTGGAAGTTGATTATATATTTTTAGTTTTTCTATAACATCTGGTCTTTTGTGATACTCTTTAATATATATCTTTAGTCTTTCTATAACATCTGGTCTTTTGTGATACTCTTTAATATATTGTTTAAACTTTTCAGAATTATTATATTTTTTACTATTTTTATTATTTGCAATTATTCTACATATTTCACAGTACTTTACGCTATGGTGAACGTCTATTAATTCCTTTTCGCAAATTAAGCATTTTTTGTTCATTCTAAGTCCCTTAATTCGTAATTTAATTCTTTTAATTCATCTGATAGTCTGACTAACTTGTCTGATCTTTCGGCTATTTGTTTTTTTAATTGCCTTCTTTGTTCTAATATTCCACTAATTTTAATTTTTTGGAACTCTGGCTTATTAGAAAAATGTGTGACTAACGCTTGACGAACTTCGGCAGAAACTTTCATACTATCTCCATTTTTGATTAAATATTCCATGATTTGTCTTGCTAGTTCTCCTTTTTTTCCGAATGATATACTTTTACTTAATCTCAGTTTTTTTGTCATTTTGCGTTTAAATTAGTTAACAACTTTAGTTAACAACTAATTTTTTTATTGTTTAGTTGTTAGCATTTTGTCAACATTTTATCTTTTTATTTATTTTTATTATTTTTTTAAGAGAATTACCTCTAATCAAATACCAAAAGTTCTTGTTTTTTTAACATTAGCAACCTATTTTTTAAATTTTAAGAGCACTAAGATGTTTCTTGCGGATAGTTGTTAACTTTAGTTGTTAACTCCGTTTTTTGGTTTTGAGCGTTATTTTCTTTTACTAATTTTAATATTTCTGACTTGTTAATTAATATTTTATCACCAAACTTATCTATCATAATTATAAAAGGGTCGTTAAATTTCAAAAAAACTCCAGAATAAACACCTTGCTGACTTTTACAAAAAATCCTCTTATTTTCAAATTCTTTCCATTCCATGATTATTATAATTTTAACCTATTTAAATATCTTTCTAATCTGTAAGATATTGAACAACTGACATATCCATAAGTTCTTTTACTTTATCTTTATATGATATTCCTTCTGAAAGACACATCATTTTAAATGTCTGTTCCATTTTCTCGTCTAAATCTAATATTAAGTGCATATTAATAATAGGTTTTTTTTATTTATAAATGTATCTATTATATCGCTTATATAAATTATATTCATATCACTTATATCACTATAACAAAAAAGCCGATCTAGGCAACCGGCATAATCGCGCCGGGAATTGAACCCGGAACTATAATCCACTTTGGATATATCGACACCTCGTCTTTCGCGATCAAAAAAATAAAAAAAAATAAAAACTTAGTTGGGTTATTAGAATTATTCGAATTGAGACAATTCTTCTAAACTAAATTTAATCTCAACGTCTTCGTCTGAGAAGTCACCTTCATCAAATTCAACAAACGCTGAAGCATAAACATAAGTTTTGTATTGCTCAACAGGCCCAGATTCTAAAGTATATTTAACTTTGATTTTAAAGTAAACCATTGCTGACTTATCTTCATCATCTTCTAGTCCTAATTCTAAGTATTCAACTTCAACATCGTTGATGTCAACATCTTTGATTTTCTCTAAGCTCGGAACCATTAATTCGAAAAATTCTTCTAATTCTTCAAAATTATCGTCTTCTAGCTCTTCTGTAGCAACATCTTCTGCTTCATCTTCTAATTCATTGATCTCTGATGATGCGAAGTGTTTCCATAAGTCGTTTAACTTATTATCATTTTGTACAGGTAATTTTATCAAAGCTGCTGTTTTATTCGCAATATCATCCACTGATGGGATAACAATTGAATCTAACTTATCATTTAATACTTTAATATCTTCTTGCGTTGCAGAATTTACCATGTATCCCATAGAGCTAATACCAAAGATTAAAAGAACAACACTTGCAATTAAGATTGATACTAATAATTTATTTTCCATTTATAAACCTCCATTAATTTAATTAAACCGCGGTTTGCGGAAGTATGAAATATCATTGTTTTTTATAAAATTAGTATGTTTGATTGATTTATTAATGTTTCTATTTCGGCATTTCTTCTTTTGGTCGTGCTATCGATCCACCAATTCTTAGAATATTGTTGCCAATTTCTACAATTTCCCATAAGTTAAATCTTCCGTCTTCCCTTTCTTCTACTTGAAAAATCATACTGCTACTTCTCCGGTTTTATTTCCAGTTCCTGAATCAGATAAATTGTTGGAAGTATTTTGAGAAACTCCATAAATACAATTATAATTATTTCCAGAATCAATTGCTAGACCATTTGCTCCGCCTGATGCATTTGTAACATTATATATTAAAATATTAAATACATTCCTTAAAGAAGAGGATTGAATTCTCATTGCGCTTAATGTGTTAGAAGTATCCATGTCAATATTTTTTATTGTAAAATTACCCTTAGAATCAGTTATCCCGACAGGCCATATTGGAATACATGGTCCAGTGGCACTTACCGATATATCTTGCACAATAATATGTCCTAAGTCATTATCTGATCCAGCTAATTGAACAATTAATGTGCTATTTGTACCAGTTGATTCAGAAACAACCTGCATAGTTAAACCGCTAAAATCATTATCACTACCGCCAACATTAACAAGGTTCCCACTTGCTGCAACACCATCTCCTTGTATTGTAACATTGCCAACCATTGTTGTGTCATCTGTTGCTGCTAGATTAAAATATAAATTATTAGTAGAATAATCTATAACAACTTGTTGCCAATTTATATAGCAATTGTCTGGAACAACTACACTGCTTGTTTCAGAATAAGTCCCTTTTCTTATTAAATAACTTTTATTTGATCCTTCTGTGTTGAATGCTGTATAAATTGAGGTATAATCTCCTCCGCTAGCTGCAACAATAACATCATATACGCTTTGTCCTGAATCTCCAAGTGTTACGTCAGAGTCTGGCATTGTAATTGTTCTAGTTGTTCCTGTTGTAATTCCTGATGCTGCAAATGCAATCTTTTTAGTCTTATCAGTAGGATCAATTATTTTTATTTTATCTGTTGGGTGTGCTGTTGTGTATGCCATTAATATATGAACCAGTTAGAACCATCGCAATATAAATTAATTGAATCGTAATCTCCTGCAAGAACAGCAGTAGCAGATCCATCGATAGTTTGAGCTCCCTCCGTATCTATTGTAATATTATTTGTTCCGGCATTTCCTCCGGCGTCTTTAATGGTAATTCTACGACCCGCTGTTGTTTGAGCAGTTGGTAAAGTTAAAGAAGTTACTGCACCTGTTGCTGCATAAGTAACGTTTAAAATATCATCTGTTATTAATAAATCATAAGTAGCCTCATTAACTGTTGTTACATTAACGGATCGTCCTCCGGTTGTATGTAATTGAGTATCTGGGCTTGCAGTGCCAATTCCTACTTTCCCTGCATCTAAAACTAGATTGTTTGGCTTTTCTGACCCACCAACTGTTGTTACAAATTTAAAAACATTATTTGTATAATCCCATCTTAATTCCCCTATATTTCCAGATGGTCCACCAACTGATCCAATAAAAAATCTTGCGTCGTCAGTTTCATTTTGTATAAATGGAGCTTCTGATGCAATTGTGTGTTTAAGATGAAAGTTTGTAAATGGAGAATCATTATTTACTCCAATTTTTCCACTATTATCTATATATAATTTTGAAGCATTATCTCCAGTTGTAATATTTAATAATGAAGTATCTCCATAGCCTGCAGTTGCAGTTATTGCGTTTGATAAATCTGAATCTACAACAAAATTATCAGTATCTGTAACTGTCGCAACTGTAAATATTTCTAATGCTGCTGCTGCTCCACTTGGTAAACGAACCGCTGCTCCTTGGGTTAATCCGTGGGCTGTTGATGCTATATCCCTATTGCCAGCTCCACTGCTTGTACAAGTATTTGTTAAGGCAACACCTAGCTCCCCTTTAATGTGCGTTCTTGATGTTGGTGTATCTTCTCCGACTCCTAAGTGCCCATCCGCGCTCAGCCATAATTGATATTTCCCGCTTGTCCCAAATGCCAAATAATTGTCTGTATGATTATATTTTATTCTTCCTGCATCTATATCGTCAGTATCACCCAAGTCGATTATAACTTCTCCGTTGTTTCCTGCACAATAAGCAACTCTTGTGTTTGAATATGCATCTGTTGTATTTTGAATTATTTGAGAAGTCCCTGCAAATATTGTAGGTAAATCACCAACTGCTCCACCAATTAAAAAATGGAATAATGCTTGCGGGTTGTCTGTTCGTAATCCGAATTGTCCAGTTGCGTCAAAATATGCTCTTGCAGCTCCACCTGTCGAAATTCCTATCTTATTATCTCCGGCTCTATAAAAACCTGTATCTGTATCACTTGCCCATGAGATTGATGGTGCGGCTGCAGTTCCGTCTGCTGCTAAAATAACACTGCTTGCTCCTAATCCAACTGCAAAAAGAGTTCCATTGGAATCTATTGAAAACATTTCTGCATTATCTGAATCATTAACTATTAATGGCTTAGTTGTTCCATCATTTGTATCTCCTCTAACCAATAGTTGATTTGAAATTGTATTTATTGTAACACAATCACCTGCATCTCCATCTTTTCTTGCTAAAAATGCCTCAGCGTTATCCGTATCGATTAATAAATGTCCGTCTATTTTAAGTTCGTCTGCTGTTACGTCTCCAAAAGTAAAGTCCCCTGAGACACTTAAATCTCCGCCAATTGTAACATTATCATCCCAATTTAAAGTAGTTCCGCTGTTTATCAATGACCACGGTGAATCATTTAAATTATAGTGAACCATTTAACTTACCTGGCCTGTAATCTTTGCGGTGACTGTAGAACTTGATTGTGTTGTTGTTTTTACTCGAATATATGGTGAATAATCATAAAAAGAAAAAGAGTCTTCATCAGAAGTGTTTGAGGCTGTATATGTCTTTGGAAGTTCTCCGTCTTGAATTTCGCTCCATGATGTCCCGTCGTGGCTTATTTCTACACCAACTGTTACTGCCCCAGTATTTGCTGAAACTTTAACAAAAACTGTTTTATTTACAAATTTTCTCATCTCAACTGCATCTCCTTCAGTAGCAGATGTAACAGCATTTAGATTGGTTACGTTTATAACTTCTATGCTTGGCTGTGATAATTTTTCTATTGCCATAATATTATATATCTTTTTTCTTTATATTCTTTATTAAAGTAGACTTACTTTTTATTAGAATACCAATTCTTTAAACCGTAACAAATCGGTCCAGTAAGCCAAGCATATTCACTTGGAACACCAGCAATCATTGCCAAAAGAAATGGAACTAAAAGAACAGCAGAATTTTTAAAAGTTTTAACTATTCCAGTCCAAAAACTATATTTCATTATATTAACCCCCCTAATTTAATTCCAGCGAGTGTAGTGATTAGTGCTAACGATAATCCTAAAGATAATCTACCAATCAACCTATTTATTTTTACTTTTCCATTTGTTTCAATAACGTGGTTTTCTATATCTAATAATTTATTGTAAATTGTGCTTAAACTTATTTTAACGCACGGCTCGATCATTTTCTATCCTCGTATTTCTTTAAACTTAATTTGTTTTTCTTATCATAAACTTTTCCAACTAATTGTTTAAACAATGGTTTAGTATCCCTAATTGAAACCATTTGTTCTCTGTTTTTTGTTGAGAAGTTTTTTATTTTATATTTTCCTTTAATCTTATTTAACATATTAACTCCTTAATTGTTGGTATAAATAATTTAAATGGATTTGATTTGTTGTATGTTGCACCCAATAAAAATCCGCATACAACAGGCAGTATAATAAAATAACTACCGATTATTATTAATCCAATAACCATTAAATAAAGTCCCCACCACTCATGTCCAATTAAATAATCATAAAAATCCCATCTATCCCAAATAAGATAATGCTCTGCTATTAAAATAAATCCTAAACAAACTAACCAACTAAAATTACTTAATGAATAAATAAAGGCCATACTAATTAAAACAAACCCTATTAACTTTTTTGAGTAATTAAATCTTGACCAACTCATTGTAACCCCAAATGATACATAGTTAAAGTTTTATCACCCGCTCCTCCAGGAGCAACAACTAAATTAAAACGTATGTATCTTGCTTTTATTGTTGCTAAATCACCCGTTAAAGAACCTTCATATGTTGCATCTTCTGTGAATGTTTTTATATCAAACCAATTAGAATCATCTGTGCTAACTTGTATACGAACATCTGGAGTTTGAGCCACACCGGTATTTGCCAATGTAAATTTATAGGATATTTTTGTGAAATAAGTTGTTTGTCCTAAATCTATTTGCAAGTACGCATTTCCTCCGGTTCCAGTTCCATTTGCTACCCCATCTGAATGTGTCGTTAAATCTTCGTCAGTAATATTTGTCATAGTAGTAGGAGCGGTTGACCAGTCTCCTGTTTGTGTTGGAGTTAAATCTTTTAACTTATTAGAGTTATTCCACATAGTATTTGCTTCACTAGCATATAATACATCTCCATCAGACTTTGGGAATGTTCCTTCTGCCATTATTTATCCGTTATGGCCACCCCGTAGCCATATAATTTAGGTGTAACTTCATCGTCAGTTGTTGCTAAATTGAATTTAAGAGCCAAATCTCCTGTAGTAAAAGCTGAAGTATCTATTGCAGTATTTAATGATTTTCCTGTTAATCCAAAAGTAGAGCCTCCATCCTCTGAAACATCCACCGTTATGCTTGTATTCGCTGGTATATCTGTTTTAGCATAAACAACTATTGAGTCTGGTATAACATCATCAATTATTGTGTCTGTTTCGACTGAAGAAGAAGAATCATAAGCAGTTGAATATTCTAAAGTATAAAGTTTTGCTGTAACTGTACCTCCAATTGATCCCATATTAGATTTTATTCTTAATCCCTGAACAGATGAATTTAAAGCATAAACTCCGTCATAGCTAGTGGTTCCACTACCAAGACTTCCATCAGTTGCTAAGGTTGCTTCTGTAGACCAAGCAGCTCCATCATAAGACTCTAAAGTTATTGTTGCATTTTTAAGATTTGCTCCATTCCCATTCCAAGTAGCAGATGCTATAACTCGAACATTTTGAACAGTCTTCACGGCGAACGTTTTGCCAAGTTCAAATTCAGAAGTTCCTGCAAAAGCTTTATCTGCAAAGGTTGCATCATCAGAATCAAAAGCATTCCCTGGATTTGTAAAACTATCTGGATCATTTGTTGCATCTCCACTTGCCTCGTCTGTAAAAGATAGCATATAATATTCATCTGTTAGATAATAAAGCGCGTCTGTTGAACTTGTATCAACAGTATTTTTAACACCATTTGAATCAGTAAATTCATCTGCTCCCAAATAATCAGTATTTGTCCAATTAGTTGCATCAGAAACCACATTTTCATAAGCTAATTGTGATAATGGATTACCATATCCACTTAATACTTCATCTGCATCTGCAACATTTCCATTTTGTATAGAAATTTTATACTCCCAATTTTCTCAAATCCCAATGTAATTGAGAATGTTGTGCATTCTCAATCAAAATCAAATTTGAAGAATTATTATTTAATTTATTTCCATCACAATGATGGATTACCATATTAGATGGTATATATGGAATATTTGTTTTTTGTGAACACCAAATTTTACGATGTTCTAATACTTTTTTTCTATTTACATTATTTGCTTTATATCCTTGATTATCTAAATATCCTTTTCCTTTATTTAATCTAGGAGAATCTTGTCCTTTTTTGAATTTAGTATCTATTCCACTTAATATTTTTGGCTTACCCATTCCTTCATTCCAAGCTTTCTGCCCAATATGACTTTCGCTTTGTCTCTTTAATACCTCTGGTCTAGTTTCTTTTCTACCCTTATTCCAAGAAATTTTCCCCTTAAGACTTTTCCAATATGCTTTCTGTTTATCAGTTACCATTGTATTACTTCCTTGGTTATTATTGAACCATTTGTTTGTTTTATTTTTTCTATTGTAATTTGCATTTGTGTACCTGTTAATTCACTTAACTCTTTTATTCTCGACCTACATTCCTCTTTATTTTCTATTTGAAAGTTTCCAAAGCCAAACATTAAATGTGAGATAGGGAATTCATTCTTATTATAAAAGTCTATGAATGTTTTTAATCTTTGCTTAAGTGCCTTCAAGCCATGTTCTGTATAAAATTTATTGTTTCTATCTTCTATTTTCATAATTTATCCTTTTGTACAAACGAAACTTCAGTACTTGATGTTTTAGTTATTGCCGTGTAAACTGCGCGACTATACATTTTTGGGGTTCCATCTGTGTTAAACAACCCAAACTCAGTTAGACTATTCCCATTCCCTTCAACTGAGGTTAAAAAACATCTAATTGTGACTTGCTTGTTTGTCTCGTCAATTGCTGGATAGCCTGTTACGAATGCTTTTGTTGCTCCGCCATTAATATTTACACCTGTCTCGACGTCTGTGTCTCCTATTACTGGAGCTGTTGTGCCTGTTCCGATCTTAAATAAAGTTGGTGCTGTATAATCTGGAACAGCATTAAAAGTACGATTAAGCATTATTAATTGTCCATTTGTTGTAACTACATTCCCTGTTGCCATATTATATTTAGTTATTCTCCATTTTTATTCTTTATTAATGATAATTTGTTAATTTAATTTGGGAAATTTCCCCAGTACTTGCAGCATTTTCAGTTGCTTTCCAGATTAAACTGGTTCCTGTATTTGTAAAAGTGTGTGCTGTTCCACTTGTTACTGTTTCAAAATTTGATCCTCCATTCGCACTCATTTGATATGTAAAACTTCCACTGACCTCTGTGCTTGTTAAAGTTGCAGTTGTGATTGTACTATTATTATAATCTATTGGTTCACTTAATCCAATTTGTCCTGACGTAAAGTCTAAACTTCCAGATGTCCAACCAGTTGCGGTTCCATCTGTATCTTCAAAATCATCATCAATAAAATCTTCTGTATATGTATTTAATCCTTGTTGCATAAAGCTCAAAACCTCTACACTTGTTTGGCTTCCTAGCTTTGATGTTCCTAGTATTGCTGCTCCAGTATTTCCTAAAATAAAACTTGTTTGAGGAACACTTCCCCACTTGAATGACCCCCATATCCCGAAATTGGGATTTCCCCAGATCATTGTTTCTCCAGCGATATTCTTTTCATAAACTGCTCTATATCGTGGTTCTAAATCTTCAAAGTTTTCAGCATCAGAATCACTTATTTCTACTAATTCGACTAAAATGTCTTGATTTCTAACAAATTGCTCTTCTAGTCGTTTTATTCTTTCTTCGGTGCTTTGTTGCCAATCTGCTAATCTCCATTGTTTGTCGCCTACTTCTAACTCTTCGAATGCACTAGGAAATTTATATTTTATTTTGTTTACAATGTAATCTCCACTTAGAACTTGTCCATTTACAGTTGGTGTTTTTGTATCAACCACACTCACCGAATCTCCTCGATTTGGGATATTTGCAGCCGTGCTTCTAACCATTAATCCGCCAGTTGTATATGGTATGCTTCGTTTTGATAAAATATTTGTTGCTCGGCTTTCTGCATCTGCTATGCTTGAAATATCATTTAACTCCATTGTTTTTTCAAACAATCCATAATCGTCTATGCTTGATTGATTTTTCATATGTATGGGCATTTGGGCAGACCAAATATAATTCATAATTGCATAGTGCGCATTTGTGAAAGTTGTTCCAACGGCTGGCATTACTTTTTTATTCTCTTTGTCTACGTAGTAAAAGTTTCCAGTAGAAGTATCTTTTGCTCCGCCAGTCTTTTGAGTAGTTGGAGGTGTTCCTGCATCCATGTAGAGCTCTACTGAATCTGGAGTTTTTGTTAAAAGAATTGAACTTGTTGTATAATCTGCTGTTGTTCCGACTTGACCTGATTCAGTTATTTCGGTTGGAACGCTTGCACCATCTACTCTTAAATCATTGATCATTCCTGATGTGTCAAAATCCCACTCGGGCATATTGATTATTTCAGATCCTACCGTTAAAGTAATTCCAGAGACATTATATCCATTTGGTTCAAAATATACTTTTCTGTCTGAATCGTTGTAATACAAATCCCAATCTAAAGCTTTTTTTAATGTTTGTAATCTTTCCCATATGTCTGTGTTTATACATTTGAATTGATCTATTCGTTCACCGTCTGATGTTCCACTTGCTTGGACAGAGGCTGTTAATCCTCCATAAGTTTG